CTTATTATTTGTTCTTCGGTAAGTATAGTATTTTCTGCTATAATAATATTATTATTTTGTAACGTAATACCATATTTTTTCATTTGAATTTCTGTTAATGGTAGAGGGCCGGCGACCATTTTATTTAAAATAGCAATATATCGTTCTTGTGTCATATTTCTCATGCCGAATGCTAGATTTTCTTTTTGCTGACCAATTATTCTTCCAGTTAGTTTATCCCGTATTATCATACTTTTAGTTTCTAGTTGATTACCTATGTTGTTTAAGGCATTTTTCTTTATTAATTCAAAATTTGTTTTTGCTAATTTACCTCTTACCCCTTCATATGCAAGATTTGTTTGTTGTGTCAGTGTTCTTTCTACTGTGAGATAATGTTTTACTGCAACAAATGAACTTTTTGCTTCTTCGGCTTTTTTTCTATTAGTGAATATTATATCTTCTAATTCTGCGTCAATTTGTGCTAATAATAAATTCTCATGGGTTAGATTTATTTTATTTTTTGCAGAACCTTTACTTTCTGCGGAAGTTTTGGCTAACACTTGACCTGTCAAAGACCTCATAATTTGTTTTTGTGTTAATAAAGCAATAGAAGCCGCTTTAATATTAATATAAGCACTAAAGAAAGGGCCAAAAGTACCTTGTATTAATTTAGACATACCAAATAATTTATTTAAACCACTACCTAATCCACCTAAACTTTTTATAGTAAGTAATATAGTTTCATTCCATGCTATTTGCATTTTTGCGGCTTGTATTTGGCCCGGAATAAACACATTACCTATTTCCGCATTGACTAATTCTAATTCTGCCCTTGCTTTATCCAAAGCAATAGCGTTACTTCCCATCATATCGGATAAGAAACCTACTGCACCTCCTGTAGAAGTCATAACTGCCGCCGTCATTCCGGCGGCTTCTGCATTTAAATCCATAGCCCTGTCGTAACCTTCCATTAATTTAATAAATCTTACGTAGTGTCTATTACCCGATACTTGTTGAGCAAGAGCCTGTTTTTGACCGCTATTAAAAGCAACCCATTTTGGGTTTAAATCTGACATTATATCTGATAAACTTCTTAAAGAACCATCACTTGTTGTTGTTGCTACACCTAATTCATGTAAAGCCTTTGCCGCACCATTTGTATCAGAACCTAATCTAGCGTATGTCATTCTTAATGCTCTACCTGCTTTTCCTTGCTCTTCACCGGCTTCAATTAACGTAGCCGACTGTGCGGCCATCATAGCAATACTTTCGCCCGCTAGGTGTGCTTGTGAGGCAAATTCGTTCATCACACCAGTAATCTTAGAAAGAGTAGCCGCCGAATGGTCTTCTACAGAGTTAAGTTGGTTGAGAGTACGTGCCATTTCTTCTGTAACTTGCGCTCTTTGTTGCTCTACAGTCATTAAAGCATAAGCGGCTTTAGTAGTACCATTAAAAGCAAAATTTGTTTGTTGTTGTAAGTTAATAAGTTTTATCATAGCGGTTTCCGGTGTCATATCACCCATCAAACCAAATGCCAATGCCGCTTCTGTAGCCGCAGGAACTACACCTTCTCCCATAATAGATGAAAGTTGTGCCATTCTAGCACCTGCTTCAAGAGATTCATTTGCAGTAAAACCAAATTGCATTCCTACATTTTGTATTTCTTGTGTTAAAGACCCATCTAATCTAGCACCCTCACTAATAAATTTTTCAAACTGTATTTGTGCTTTTTCTAATTCTTGTGCTAACGGAACAGTAGCCTCTACTACTTTACTCATTTGTTCTGCTAACATACTACCAGCATCTTCTATACCGGATAAACCGTCTACGGCTAGGGCTTGCATTGTAGTCATAGCCGCTCCTGTATCGGAAATTAATTTACCGGCTTGGAACGTACCTACAATATCGAAGAAAACCCTAGAAGCACCAGCACGAAGAACAACCATTAGAACTCCCATGAGTCCTAATATAATAGGCATAAAGGGCATCATTAAATCAAAGAATAACATTATCTTTCATCTCCACTCACACGCCTTACAGGTACACCTGCTCTCTCTACGATGCTAAAGAAGTCATCGGTGTTGCTTAAAGGTTGTTCTTCTTCTGAATTATGTACAGTATTTACTTGTTCTTTTTTCCTCTGTTCCCTTCTTTGATTCTTTCTTTTAACTGCACCTGCGGCATCGCCAGCCTTAGCAGTACTAGTATTTTTAGCATCAGCGTGCGCTTCACTAATTAAAGAATTAATTTCTGCGGCTATCTCAAGGTCTAATTTTAATCTATCCATTCCGTCATGGGTATCATACTTATACCATAGGTCGGAAGGTAAAACGCCCTTAAAAGCCATGCAAAGAGAGGGCGCTACTCTTGCGAAGAGTCCAAAGGGATTGCGGCAGATTCATCATCTCCTCTTGCCCAAGATAAAACTCTCATTAATTCATCTGTAGTTAAATCATCTAAATCCATATCTTCGGGGCTTATAATACACTCACCTAACCAAGATTCTACTTGTGCTTCAATACCGCCGTTGGCTTCATCTAAAGCATCTGCAAATTCTTCGTGAATGTCTGTAGTCCATGTTGTAGGGTCGCCTTTGCTTTTAAAATTTCTAAAGACTCTAGCCTGTATACTTTCTATTTTTAATTTTTTACGGCCCGATATTTGGCGTACCATTATTTTAGTACCGTCGTTTAATTCAATTTCTTTTTGTGCTATTGGCATATTTCTTCACTCTCTTACTCTTCTCTAATGGCACTTCGGCCTCGCTTATTAGACGTACTGTACCGTCTTTGTTGATTTCCCATAACCCTATACTGTTCTTAAAGGTTTCTGTATCTGTAAACTGCCTAGATGCACCAGCCCTAGTCATAGTAATCACTATTATTTAGCGGCTTTTTTCTTAGCGGCTTTTTTCTTAGGTTTTGTTAAATCTAATGCTATTGTTGTTTTTGGCATATTTATTCACCTCATGCGTCGTAAGCAGTAGTTTGTATATGTGCGCCACTACCGACTAATTTAGCCTCTATAGATTTAGCAGAACCTAAAGCAGAAGCGTCATAAAAGGCTTGGAATCCTACACTCATTCTGTTTGGGTCACGACCACTTACAGAAGCAGTAGGGGCTTCAAACCTTACGTTAAAGAATTTAAATTCTAAGAAATCAGTAGGGTTATCGTTAGCATCTTTACCTTCACTACCAAATAATATTCTAATAGCCTCTTTACCTGCACCCGGTTGAATTTTGTGTACAGACGTACCTGTTAGTTGAGTGTATGTTGGTTCGTTAATATATCCCGCAGTAGTAGAATAAAGAACTTCGTTAAATTCCATAGTACCAGTAACTTCTCTCATTGTAGTAGGTGGCGCTCTTGTAAAAGACCTGTTACCTACCGCATATGCTGAATCAATGTCACGGTTAATGTTTATTTCAAAAGTAATTTGTTGTACCTTAATAGTTTTGTCGGGGTTATCCTCAAAGTATACTTCTGCATCAGCAAAGTGAAGAGCGTCTACTGCAAGTCCGGCGTAGTCTACATCGGCTACTAGTGTAGTAGGTACTCCTTCGTTTTTACCTACGAAATCTACAGAAGCCATAACGTATTCGTTTAAGTTAGCACTAAATGATAATTTAGAAGCAACCATACCTGTGAATGTGTGTTCTTTTTCTCCACGACCTACACGCATTGTATATGATGGATAAGAATGTGTTGATAGAACAGGCTCATTAAAGATATGATGTCTTGAAGCACCTTTAACTAAAGTTGCCTCCGCATTACCAGCACTTGATAATCCACCAACTGCCGCAAAAGATACTGTCGGTACGTTAGAAGTTGCATAAGTTTTGCCCGGATTTATAATGTAAACATCAGTAAGTCTGTAAGAGTAGAGAAGTGAGTTTGCCGGAATTAAAGTTCTGTTTTTTGAGTTTCCATCGTTACTACCGTCTAAGTCTAGTGTAGTAGCACTACCCATAGCGCCGTTTATAGCACCTGCAAACTGAAGAACGCCATTTGCGTCATAGAAGTAAAGGAAATCATTATCGTTCATCAAAGCCCTGTTTGTTACTGCTACACCCTCTAATTGATTATGGTGTTTTTCTACGCCTGTAAGCGCTCTTAGAATTAATAATTGATTAACACTACCAGTAGTTGCTAGAGCAAAGGCGGCACTAGAATTAGCCGCTACTTGTGCGGCAGGAGCAACACCTGTAGATATTAATTCTATTTTAGCAACAATTTCACATGGTTCTACACTTGTACTACTATTAGCCGCTACAGGTATTTTATAAGTACCTGCGGCATTATAAATACCACCTCTATTTGTTACACTAACACTTTCTATAAAACCCGCACCTGTTTCTGTTGCTGGCAAGAAAGAATGTAAAATTTTACCCATAAAGTCATCCGGTTGAACTGCTAAATTAATTGAACCTTCACCGTATTGAGTGTTAGTAACCGCTTTAGATGCTACTTGTCTGCTCATGTCACTTCTTGTAAGCAACTCAAAAGTTTGCTTCATTGATTCGTCATCTACTTCTCCGTATGTAACACCTTTACTGTCATCATAAGTTAGGGTAACTCCCGCACCCGAACCACTCCCTAAAGCCGCCGTAAATGTTATATCAGTAAACGCAAAATTATCTAAGTCGGTATAACCTTGTCCACCTTCTGTTAAAACCATAGAAAGCGCCCCACCAGTAGTAGCATAAGTACCTTTAGCACCAAAACCACCTCTAACGGTTGCGGCTTTTGTACCTAAAACCCACGTTCCTGTTGTTACTGCGTAATTAGAACCTGCGGTTACAGTTATAGTTAATATTGTTCCCGGCTCTACACCATAGTCTTCTTCTTTTTCTAGCGCAACATATCTATTTAACCATTCAACACCCATAAGAACACCTCTATGTGTT